CAACGGCCGCGTGTACGGGCACATGGCCGTTGTCGTCGATGGTCAGCGGGGTGGGCCCCGGCAGTTCCGGGTCACGGAACCAGGCGATCGGCGGCAACGTCACGTCGGCCGGCACCATCCCGGCCACCAGTGCGCGCTGGGCGGTGGGGGCGGCCTGGACCGCGCACGGCAGGCACGTGTCGTCGCCCAGGTCGGCCGCGCGCCACGGCGGGACGGCAGCGGCCACCAGCCCTTCGGCGGGCGCGATCTGTTCGCCGTTGACCAGGACGTGCCCGTCAGCGAACGCGGGGATAGCCACCAGGGTGGTTGCGGCGATGGTGCCCTTGGTCAGGCGCATCCGCTCGGGGCCACGGCCAGCGATCTTCATGCCCTGGGGGTCGGCTTCCTCGACGTAGTCGGGGTCGTCCTCGATGAACGCCTCGACCTCGGACAGGTCGACGCTGTTGCCGGTCAGGTATCCGCGCGACACCAGGTCAGCCACGTCGTGGTTGGGGTCGATGTAGCCGGACCCCCGCCAGACGAAGGTTCCCTCAGGGAACGGTGCGCCGGTCACCTTGGACACGACGGTGGGACCGGGGACGCGTTCGGCGTGGTCCAGCCGGCCGATGACGTGGGCGCCGTCGTGTCCGCCGCCACCCACTGGTGTCTGGGTCTGGGCCAGGATCGGCAGCGGCAGCGGCCGTGTGGTCAGCGAGCCAGGTTCGATGAACCGGCCGTCGGATGTCGACAGTCCCTCGACCACCAGTACGGGGAACGTGACGGGGATGCCATCAGCGTCAGTCATCGGTTTCTCCTCAGCCAGCGGTCGCGGAACGCGCGGACGCGGTCCATCACGGTGCGCCGGTCGGACAGGTCGGTATCGGGTTCAGGTGTGATCCACATCGGCAGGTAGGTGCACTGGCAGCCGTTGTGGTCGCCGGTGAAGAAGTGCGTGCCGATCCAGGCGTACTGGGGTGGGGTGGCCAGCCGCTCGTCGGTCCAGGACGTGAACCGCTCGCCGTCCAGGTTCAGGTGCGGTTCGAACGTGGTGCGGTCAGCGACGCCGTACACCCACTCGAAGCCCAGCTGGCTGGCCCCGTTGTCGGCCAGGACAGCGGCGATGGTGTCGCCGGTGCCGATCCCGCCCGGCAGCTCAGGGCGGTTGGCGTCGGATTCGGTGCGGTCACCGCCGACGTACGCCAGGGCGCGGCGGATCACGCGCGCCGGCACCCGGAACGCGGATCGTTCGCCCGGGGTGTCGTCCACGTCGTCCGGGTTGAACAGGGCGCGTTCGGCCACGGCCATCAGGCCGTCATGCAGTTCGTCCCAGGCGCGGGTCATGCGGGCGCGCATGGGGGCGGTGATGGCGTTGTCGACGCGCGAGGCGCGGGGGTCGTCGCGCCGTAGGCCCAGCATGGCCAGGACGGTGCGGACGCCCTGGGCGATGCCGGCCTGTACCCAGGCGTCCCAGTTCGCGCGGAACCGGTCGAAGATGTCCGCCAGCAGTTCCCGTTCGGTGACGCCCAGCTTCATGCAGCCTTCGCGTCCGACGGCGGCGGTCATCGCCTCGACGGGGAGGTCGGCCAGGCTGGCGCGCAACGCGGGGTCCTTGGCGGCCTTGCCGCGTACGCGGGCCCCGGCCTTCTCCAGGCCGCGCGCCAGGGCCTCTTCGGCGGCGACCATCAGCCGATCGAACAGGGCACGGTCGATGTCCATCAGCGCCCGGGACAGGTCGGGGTGTTCGCGGTATCCGGTCAGCTGGGGTGCGCTGTCGGCCAACAGGGCGTCGACCAACGCCTTGCCGGCGGCGGTGATGCCGGCCGGTGCGGTGTCGGGGGTGGCGGTGCCGCTGTTGTCGGGCGGGGTCTGACCGGGGGCGGGGCGGTCGTCGTCGGGGGCCTGTTCGATGACGCGCGGTTCGGTCGCCGGCTGGATTTCGGGGACGGCGGTACCCAGCGCCGCCCGCAGCAGCATCGCGCTGGTGTTGGTGTCGACACCAGCCTTCAGGGCGATCATGCGGATCAGCTCGTCGTCGTCGGGCATGTCGGTGGGGTTGAAGCCCAGCGCCGCGTTCAGCGCCTTGAACCCGATGCCGCCACGGTCGAACGCGTCCTTGGCGTCCTGGCCCCGGTTGGGGTTTTCGGTCAGCACGCCCGCGTCGCGCCACACCACGACCAGGCGTGCCTGGGCGGGAGTGAACCCGCGTGCGATCAGTGCCGGCCGCAGGAACGCTTCGGTCAGGGCGTCGGCGATGGTCCGTACGGACGGGTCGATGTGGTAGCGGTAGGTGGAGCTGTCGATTTGCCAGGCGGACCAGTGGTTGGCGTCGCCCATCCCGGTGATGATCTCGGGTGGGATGTCCAGGCCGCGCGCCAGGCGGGCCAGCTTCTGTTCGATCTTGGCGACGATGTCGGCGGACGAGTCGCGGTCGATCTTCATGTGCTCGAAGCCCTTCAGGTCTTCAAGCTCGCCGATCAGGCCGGCGGGGGCGACGGAGCTGGGGTGCCCTTCGTTGCCCAGGGGCGCGGTCAGCACGGCCGTCATCTCGGCCATGAACCCTTCGTCGTCGGCGGCGACGGTCTTGTCACGGTCGACGGACACCAGCGTCAGGCCACGGGGGATCTTGAAGATGCCGTTGCTGGCGGCGCGGGACCGGGACACGGCGCGGTCTTCCAGGCCGTGCAGGACGATGGCCTCGCACACGTCGGCCAGGGCGTTCATCGCGCTGTCAGCCAGGTTGCCCCATCGCGGGTGGGGCACCCACAGGCGCAGCAGTTCCTCGTCGCTGTCTTCGTCGATGGTGCGGGCGGTGCCCTCGCCGGCACGGCGGATGGCTACGCGGCCGTCCTGTCCCAGCAGTACTTCGCTGACGGACAGGACTTCCCAGGCTTCCTCACCGGCGTCGTCCATGTACCCGTGCAGCCAGCACTCGCCGGCGTACGACAGGTTCTCGTCCAGTGCGCCGATGAACCGGTACCCGGCGTCCATGGGCAGCCGGGACAGTTCCTCCTTGGCGGCCTCGGCTAGGCCGGGCGGCAGCGGGGTGGCGTTGTCGCTGTCGAACGGGATGGGCTCGTCTTCGTCGGGTACGACCTGGGCGGCGTAGAACCGGACCCGGGCGACGGCGCGGGCCTTGAACTGGCTGGCGAACCGCAGTTCGCCGATCATGTCGCGGTATGCCCAGGCGTCGGACTGCCAGGACTGGCCGTGGCGGGTGAGCGCCAGCTGCTGTACGGCGCGGCGGTCCTTCAGGTCGATGCGGGTGCCGGCGGCGGTCAGGACGCGGGCGCGCTGGCGGCGCGCTCTGCCGAACAGTCCCACGTGCGCTCCCTCGTCATTCGCGGCCAGCCAGGAATCCGATCACGGCGGATATGGCGAAGGGGACAGCGATCCATCGCCCCACCGTGTCGGCCGGCGTGGACGCCACGAGCGTAGCCCCGACGCTGACCCAGAACCCTATGCACCAGGGGCAGACGATCAGCTCGGACCACGGGTTGTGTCCCCACCGGTCGGTCACATGGTCTCGCAGGCGGACCAGCGGAGGGAGAGAGTCGCGGGTGATCAGGCGCGTAACGCGGTAGGCGGCCAGGGTGTACACGATCACCCAGGGCGTTGTCACCCAGTCCAGGGTCACTGGGGGCCTCGGCGGGCGAACCGGCGGACGGCGGCGCTGAACTGGTCGCGGGTGCGGCGGGCGTCCAGGGCTTCGCTGATCAGTTCGGCGGCGGCCTGGTCGTCGGTACAGCCGCGTTCGATGGCCAGCAGACGCACGGCGGTGTAGTGGGCTTTGGTCAGGTGGACGCGGCGGGCGCTCATCGAACGCGGGCCAGGCGGTCGCGAGGGCTGACGGTGATGGGGCCTCGCGCGGCGAGGGCGTCGTCCAGCAGCATCCTGATCATCTGGGACAGGTTGCCGCCTGTGTCGGTGGCGGCCAGCTGGGCGGCAGCGTCGTACGTGCCCTGGGGCAGTCGGACGGTGACCAGTCGGAGGGTGTCGGCCATGTCCCGACGGTAGCAGGTTGTCTTACAGGTTCGGCGGTGACGCGCCGGCCGGTTCTCAGCGACCTGGGGTTATGACTGACGGTGACGTGCGCGGCGGTCTAGGCCCCGTAAATTTGGAGACCATGTCACACTGGGTCACCGATTTGCGGGCCACGCCTGCCTGATCCGGGCGAACCCAGGCAACCAGCGGTTCAGCTTCCGCCCGCACCCGCACCCGCCTTCGTGGGTGACCGTCACCGTGCCGGCCGCCGTGGCGACTTCCCAGCCCAGACGGGCCCGATACCCCGTCGGCATCCGCACCGTGTTCGCCATGTCGATCGGGCTGGACCAGGCCGGTTCGTCGC